GACTTCAGGTTGCCCATACAGGTCCACATTTCCCGGACGCCGAATCGCGTGTGAGGCCATCGGCCGCCCACTGCCGCCCTGCGCGATCTGCGCCAGGATGGCTTCGGTCTGCGCGTCCCGGCGACGTAGCTCCGCGCGCGCGGCGGACGTAAGTCTGGAGGTTTGCGGGGGCATTACCCTTCTCTCTCATAGACCGCAGGGTCGAGACGAAAGCGGTCGGCCACGTCATAGCTGTCCATGATCTGGTTACACGCGACGGCACTCAGCGTGAAATACTGCGCTTGCGACACGGGGCTCCCTTGCGCCACTAAGTCGGCATGGGTGGCGGCTACGTTGCAGATGGCTGGACGTGTGGCGTAGATCGCACAGCGATGGTCAGGGGTGAGGTGGATGCAGTGGCCGTCCCTGGTCGGGACGAGCCCGAGGTCGGCCGCGGCACGGCAACACGCCCCGCACTGTGAGCACGCGAAGGTCATCGACCGCGCACCATCGTGGTCAGATCACACCCCTGGCCCATACCCCTCCTCCTCGGGTGGTGGGATGACCGGGGCGGACGTGACGGCGGGGCCACCAGTCGTGGCGCCTTGCATTGCGCCCTTGAGGACCGCCAAGTCCGTGTCCGCGCGCTGTTGCTGCGCCTTCATCTCCTCATCGTATTGCCACTGGCTCTCAGTCCCCACCCGTTTCGTCGTCGCCTCAAAGACGGCCTTCGCTTCACCGGCCTGAATCTTCATCTGCGCGATGGCGAGCTGGGTTTCATTCTTCATGCGCTCCATGTCCATGCGCGCCTGGAGGTCCGACTGCTCGCGCTGGGCATCAGCCGCTAGGCGTTGCTGCTCACGCGCGGTCGTCGCCCGCTCCTTGACGGCGTCCGTCTCAATCTCGCGCGTCTTCGCGTCCAGGGCTTGCGTGAGCTGCTGGAGCATTTCGCCTTGCTGCTGCAACTGCTGCTGGAGTTGCTGGGCATCCGGCTGCCCGTCCTGCTCTTGCAACGGCGGGGGGAGCAGCTTCTTGACGCGCGCGGCCGCCTCGTTATGGCCGGGAAAGTCCCGAAACTTCAGATACAGGTCGCCGAGAATGGGAAAGAGCGACGGGTTAGCCTGGAAGAGTTGCGCCATCTCATCCGCGCCTTCAAGCGCACGGCTCTTGAACGAGCGCCCGATGGTCACTACGACTCCATAGCGGCCTTTCCGCAAGTCGTAATTCCACGTCTCCGGGCTCGATGGCCCTCCCGCCTGAGGGGGACCCATCTGAGGGGGACCCATTTGAGCCCCCCCCATCGGGGGAGGCCCCATCGGGGGCGGTCCCATCGGCGGCGGTCCCATCGGCGGGCCGCCCAGCCGTGGCGGGGAAGGCATCCCCTGAGGAGAGGGCACAGGCGGCCCCACCAATGGACCGGCACCGGGCGGCAGGCCCGGCGGTAGACCAGCGCCCATACCGGGGGCGGGGACCTGGCGCGGACGCTGCGTCCGCGGATCGCGCATGAAGGGCGCATTGAGCAGCACTGTTTGCGTCTCGTCTTCCTGGTCAAGGATGCGAGCTACCCGCCCCGGACGGTCGTAAATCGTCGGAATCAGGTCTAGGACAACCTTGGCTTCATAGGTGAGCGAAATCTCAGCCAAATTATCCAGGAAGTGCGAGCTCCCCTGCTCATACTGTTGCTGGAGCGCCAACACTGATCGACCACTCCGAGCTGTCTGGCTCTGCTGGCCGAGCGCGCTCTCAAACGCGCCAGTGCCTTGATGGATAAACTCCCGCGCCTGCTGCAAGAGGACCATCGACGGCCCCAACCGGCTGGTGTCCACCTGGGTCCGCTGTGGCGGCGGGGCCGGCGTGCCGTTGAGGCTCACATTCTTATAGCGAAGATACGGGAAGTTTCGCACATTGGCGAGCTGAAACTCCTGCTCGTGCCCCTCTTCCTGCCCCTCAACCATCAGATACGGCGCTTTCGACTCAAGCGACGCTAATTCGACCGCTGAGGACGCAGAATAATTCAGCAACCGTGCGGCATCAATGTTGGGCTCGATAATCCCCACCCACCGTCGTTGGGCCTCAAACGGAATCAGCTCCCGTCCAATAACCGGGATAATCGGAATATAACGCCCATCGAGCGTTTGTGCCGGGGCCAACTCTTCTACCGCGTTGATGGTAGACCACCAGAGGGTAGGGACCTGCTCCTCCACCGACCGCGATCCATCCCCCTCACGGATAATCCGCCCCTCAGGGACCTCATCGTCAAACGCATCGCTTCCGTCATCAAGCAGCACCCGTCGGCGGGTCGCATACTCCAGGCGGTAATACTCCGCCACCCGCACGGCGCGTCCGGCCGAGTCCGCCTCGCCCGTTACCCACTCCGGGGTCTGTACCCCGACCAGCGAAAACTCATCCGCGTCAAACGCCGCCATCTGGCTCTTCGGATACCGGCGAATATAGGTATCCCAGGGCATATCCTGCACAAGAAAGGCCCACTCCCCATCACTCCCGTCCGCCTCCTGCGCAAACGGGTCCAACACAACACTCGCCTGCTGCAAAATGCGCTTAATGGAAATCTTCTGGTCAAAGGGACTGCCGGCATCCGGGTCTGGCTCGGTTAAGACCCGGTAATAGCCCCGGCCGCACTTCACCGCGCGCTCATACGCCCAGGTGCGGGCGAGACTCGCGCGACTATCCACCTCAATCCGTCGATAGAGCCCTTGGATGACATCCGCCGTCTCATCATCCGCCTCTTCGCTAATAGGATGGATGTGAATGCCGAGTTTGGCTGCCCGCTCGGCGTTGAGCGTGAGCTGAATCGGCTGGTCGAGGCTCGGAATCGACAACATCGGCCGCTGCGGGAGCGCCACACCGCCGACAATTTGCGGTTTCCGCTGCTCCTTCACGTCATCGGGCCACGCCAGGGCGGGGACCTGAAACCGAAGGGCCGAGACTTCCCGTCGCCGCTGTGCGTCGTCGGCATCGGTCCCGACGCGAAAGCGGTGGAGGGCTTGCTCGATATTTGTCGCCATGTGGCCTCCTCCTACATCCCCATCCAGCTCGCGTCCGAGGCCGCCACCGGGCGACTCACGTAGGGCGAGACGGACCGCGGTGGTTGATAGTGGACCGCGAGTCCGCGAAACGCATCCGCGCCGTGACTGGCCCAGTCATGCACTGGGCGGGCGGTAAACTCATTCAGGCGGTTATTATAGTCCCGACGGTAGTGCCCCAGGGCCTCCAGGCCCGCACGGGTCTTGACGGCGTCAAACCAGCACCGCCCGAGAAACAGGCGCGTGGCGTGAATCCCCGCCTCGACTTCCTGCCCCTTCTCGCCATGCACCCGCGGGACGACGGCAAACCGTATCCCCAGACTCGCTGCCACGTCAAGTCGGCTCTTGCCGCTCCCGAGCTCGCGCACCGCAATGTCGTGCGGCGCCCAATGCGTCCCATAGACATAGCCTTTGCGCTGCAACAGCGCCGCGTAATGGGGTAAGCCTTCGCCGCTCGCCTCGTAATAGTCAATCAGCCGCACTTCCCCGCTGCGGGTGCTTTGGCTGAACCACACCGCCGTGGCGTCCCCCACCCCGAGGTCCCAGTCCGTATCCACCGGGAGCACGGGGTCATAGGGAATGGACGTGACCCGCCCGTCCTCCCGCGCCAACGCCAATTCCGCCCCGTAGACACTGCCCTTGACACTCGCCTCAAAACTACACTCAAACTCCTGCGCGTATTCGTCGTCCGTCATCACTGACTTGGCCGACAACAGATACCCCGCGTCCAAAAGCCCCGTCTCACTCGCCTTAAACTCCCGGTAAAACCAGTCCGGATGCCCGTCCGCCTGCGCGTCTCGTGCATGTTGGGCAATTTCGTAAAACTGGTTTTTGCCGTTGGGGGTGCCCAGAAACAGCGCCGAGCCGCCACGGTCTACGAGTGTCGGGCCGACCACCTCACTAAACGTCTTGGCGGGGTGCAGTCCATACTCGTCCAGGATCACCCGGTCCAAATACAAGCCGCGCAACGAATCCGGGTTGTCCGCCCCGTAAATCCGACTCTGACCACTATTGGGGAAGTCCGCGCGCAACTCGCTCTGGTTAAACTCCACCCCCGGCACCGGCCTGGCGTAATGTTGGACGTAATCCCAGGCCACCGCCTTCCCCTGCGTATACGTCGGGGCCAAATACGCGCTCCGCGGCCGGTCGTGCTCGCACTGCAACGCCGTCTGCTGCGCCAGGTTGACCCCCAGCACGGTTTTCCCAAACCGGCGGTGACACACGAGGACCCCAAACCGCTTCGCCCGCGCCAACGCCCCTACCTCCCGCTGCAACGGGCGCGGCGTGTAGGGAATGACCACGCGACGCGGGGTCGTCATCCCTCGTCCGGCACCCCTGCGCCACTCGTCGTCATAAACACGGGGGTATTCGGACCCACCCAGGCGCCGGCCACGTTAAACTCAAAAAACTCCTGCGCCTCGTCCGGGCTCATCCCATCCCGTTGCTGCAAGACAGCCAGACAGCGGTGGTAGTCGTAGACGGCGACCGCGGCGGTAAAATGAAAGCCAAAGCCGACAAGCGCCTCCTCAAACCCGTCCGCGAGCAACGCGCCACCATACGTGCCGTCAGCCTCGTCACTCATGCGTGGGCACCCGCACCGCCTCTAGCGTCACTGGCGCGTCTAATCGCTCATGCTGAAACACAATCGCCCCACTGTGATCCACCCGGTCCACTAGTAACCCAAAGTGCTTCGCTAGCATCTCCAAGCTTCGCACCTTATCCGCTAGCCGCACCCGAAACACGTCGTCACTCTTCCCATCCCCTGACGTGACGTTCTTCTTGACCGTGTCAAAACTCACCACAGCGCGCCCCATATCCACCGACCACCGACTCGGCGGCTTTAACACCCCGTCGTCGTCAAAGAAGTCCCGCATGTCAATCATCGACAACGCCCGGAGCTGGTCAAGGACCGTGGACGCCGACAACTCCGCCCTCTGGAGCTGGCGCTCCTTCCGCGTCGCCAGTTCCGCCCGCACCACTGGGTTCCGTAGGAGCCGATTCGCCGCCTCAGCCGGATAGTTCGCATAGCCCCCGACATATCCCGCCGCCAGCGCGGCCCGCCTGCCGTCAAGGTCGATGCAATACTCCTCTACGAATCGCTGCTGTCTTGGGTTTATCTTTAACAAAACTTTTTCCGTGAGGCTCGGTCGCCAGATAGGTCCATATTACATATCAAG